CTGGATGGCCACCACTAACATTTAAAATTGTGAATCCGCCGCTGAGATGTGTATCTGCTAAGTCATTAAAGACTTTATCGCCGGCAAGTAGCGGCGCTACAGCAGACCCGGCAATAGAGCTTGATCCAGCAACATAAGCGTCGCTATAGCCGGTTCCTGAGCCATCAGTGTGCTGCGCGAGGGTGAAAGGGTTCGCGAGGGCTGCAGTGCCCAATTTGAAGCCTTTCGCTCTAGTTGGACCATAGAAGCCAAAGGGCAATAAAAGTGGATCTGTTGTACCAGCATTAACATCAGCTACAATATCAACGTATACATAGTTAGAAAGATTATCGTAATTACCATACTCAATGTATCGCGCTTCCGAGTCGGACCACTCTACGTACTTATCACCAATCTTTCTTCCAAGATAATCTTGCGAGTTTGGATTTAGATTACAGCTACTGAATCTCTCTAATACTTTAACTGCACCATCGTTGTCTCCAATCTCTCTAATGACAACCGAAAAAGAACCATAAGGATTGTTGCTGTCGGTCGCGACTTTAACATCTTGAATAGATATCTTAATATTATTTTGGTTCCATTCACCGCCTGTTAAAGACTTGAATCTAAATAACTTTTTAGCATGATCTGTATTCTTTGGATCGTATCCGCCTTCTGGGGCGCCGCCCTCGGTAGCTCTCAAGTCTTGAGAAAAAACGTAACCGGTTTCTGATTTTTTAAGGCCTTCGCGATGGTGTTGCCAAGAACTTGTACCAGACTTAAGACCCAAAACCACACCATGATGTGACTTTGCAGCAGTTGATGCGCCGACCACATCTTTTACTGCGCGATCAAAAGTTTCACCAAGCCAGTATGATTCTCTGTTATCTGATGCGACATTTTTTGCATCATTAGAAGTAGCAATAGGGCTTGTGTTGAAAACTTTGCGGATGTACTTATCACTGTTCTTGTCAAAGTTAAATTCTGTCTTTTTTGTAATAACACCAGATCTGTTCTTGATTAATCCAACGTATGTGTTTGAAGCAGCTTTATTTTCAATATGCACTGCGGTACCACTCAATTGTACCGGATTCTCGGCGGTGGTGCCTGCAGCTGTAGGTCCTGGGACTGTGCCGCTCAGCTCAAAAGAACCCTCAGTAAGATAAAAGACCGCAGCCAATGAGCCAGTAACGCCTGTACTGCCGGATCCTACGTTATCAGAGCCAGAGGCAGCAAGGAATAGTCCGTAAGCACCACCGTTGGCATTTCTATCAGTTCCAATTTCAGCACTAGTGCCAAATTGACCTTTAAGCCATGTCTCCCAGCCAGCATAAGAACTAGCAACAGCGTTTGTGTGTTGATCGCCGAGAAGTCTGACGAAAGTCAAAGGGGAACTGTTGCGGAGCCATGCTTGAGCAGCGTAAGTACCATGCATAGGAGTTGAGCTATTTCCCTCTCTCCAAACATCGCCGCCAAGGCCACCAGGAACAGGTGCGCCAAATATTTCAACAAACTCAGAGAATGAGTTAACTGTAACAGGGCGAAGTGCTGGGCCTTTCTCTGCGCGGCCAATGATAACTGGACCAAGGGCGTCCGAGTCGTCTGGGATGCCTGAGTTATCAATCTCATTGATAAATATTCCAGGCGATATAAACTTAAACTTTTTAACAGACATTTACGAGTTCTCCTATCTTAGAAAAAAAGATACTATGGGTAATCCAATAATATTTCTTAAATAAATAGTGTTATGGTTTAGCAAAAACCAAATTTATTAATCTCTATAAAAAGCGTCTTTCTTAAGATTTTCGTTTATATCTCCGAAGATAACCCTCTCTCTTGGAATTTTAACCTCAACAGCGTTCTCTCTAACGACTGTCTTTGGCTTTACCTCATTATCTCCATCGCCTATTAAATAGCCCATAGTTTTAAGATCAATTTTCGTTTGGAACTTTCTTTCCTCTTCAGCAAGATTAGAAATATTGTTCTCAGTGTTAAAGCCACCATCAATAAAAACTTCGTATGAGTGACCAGTGTTGTGTACAAAAAAAGAATTAATACCACGAGGCACAGGGAATGTTACAAAAGGAGTTATAAGCTCGTTCATATGCTGCTGATATTCTGTCCTTAAGGTTACAGAATAAGATACTTCTATAAAAGTTGGTGCAGGTGTGCTAATTGTCTGATATACAACTTTTTTATTCTTTCTTGGAAAGTTAATCTGGCCTTTCTTACGCTTTGCGTCGGCGTTTGCAAAATTTTGTGTTTTGTCATGATTAATTCTTCTAGCAACAACAATTGATCCGCCCTGTTCGTCGTCTACTGGAAGTGTATTACCAAATATTCTTTTGTTTAAATCTTTAACAATCGCAGTCCTTTCAATTGTAATCACCGGCAAGTTGAAAGACCCATCTCTACTGTTCCTAAAATCCTTATTTTTCTTTACGTTATAGGCTCTTTCGGCGCCGACCCATATCACAGGTACCTTTTCCCATCCCTTGCCTTTAAGGACGTTTAAGTTCAAGGTCTCGTCAAGCCATCTGTACATAGCCACATCAATTGTCTCTATAGTTGAAGGAGCTAAAGTTTTTTCAAAAATTATTGTTGGATCTTCAACTTTTGTATAGCTATAATCTTTGTCTTTATCATGTGGCATCAAATAGACCCTCTCTTGCTCTTATCGCTTTGGCTGAGATCTCTATTCTATGATCAATCTGTCCAAATAATTGCTTTGGTTCTCTAAGTGTTACCAATTCATAGAAAAAATCTCCATACAATATAAAGTCGCCTTCTCTTACAAAAAGATCTTGATCCTCCGTTAGGCGGCGCTTGTGAAAATGCACAGTTAATGAGACTTTACTATCAACGCCATAGTGATCTGTAAAAGTTTCTGTACCGTCCCACTCTACCAGAGCGTAAACCCTAACTGGTGCCAGAAAAGTTTTGTCAACAGCTTCACCATATATTGGATGAAAGTTTGTTAACTCAAGATCAATCGGATAATAAACAATTTGTTGGCCAACAACTCTCTCAATCAACTCATCGTTAACCTGTTTGACGAGATTTCTTTCTTTCTCACCTAAAAACATGGGGGGTGGCGGTGATGAAGGCTGAGACCATTTATTTTTGTCAGACACTAATCACCTCCTTAGCCGACAAAAATGCCTAGTGGTCCGTTTGTTAATACTTCATTAGCCGCCTTGATCGTTTCAGACTGCGTAACAGTCATTCTATTGTAAGTTAATTCATCTAAAATAGTTTTTAACTCTTCTCTTAGCTTGTCTTGTTCTTCTTTCGCCTGGGATAGAAGTTCTGAATGATTTAAAGTAACATTATCTCCTGGAATCGGTATAGTGCTAAACTTACCTCGTATTTGACCAAGCATTTCTTTTGAAAGCGCAATTGCAAATCGTCGGATCCACTGTTTACCTATGCTATTAATATTTTTAAATGGTATATTGGCAAAAGGAAGAGTATTCATATTGTTTATACCCTCAACGCCAACTTTTCTATCTTCATCTTCTTGCCAAGCATCTTTATGGATAGTAAACTCAACCCACATTTTACCTGCTAAAGTTGCTCTAGGTGTAGGATGAATTCGTATTCTGTTGTTTTTTAATTCATATGAGTAGTGAGAGTTTCTAGTATATATCGCATCTTCATAGGCCAT